ATATGTTTTACTATTTGCCTACCAGTGAGTGTAGTACTTTGCCCAATACGTTTATCAAAAAATCTACATCCAGGATTTAGAATCGCTCCGTACAAAGAATTTAAATTAATTTTCTTTACAAGTTGCCGTTTATCCCAAAATGCAATTTCTAATTCATTACCTGCTTCTATGCTTTTCTTTTTCATAGCTTGCAATTCTTTTCTTTCAGCGTACCAACGTTTCAACAAACCAGGTATTACACCTTCATATTCAGTAGTGAATATTGTTCCGTTTGCACTGAGCATCCAAGGCATACCGCTGTCAAAAATAATTTTATATACTTCTGCCCCACTTAAGACTTCTACTCTACCATCTTCAAACTCAACAGTTAACATAACATCTTTTCGTTGTTCTAGAACCGCATTGTATTCTTCTGTGCCAAACCTACCCTCCCAGGCTGCTGCAAATGATTTTTTTTCTAAGGTTACAGCTTCATTTATGATTTTATCAGTTAAATCAGGTTTTAACTGACCAACAATTGTTTCCGGAGCCATATTCAAAGCACGGATAACACTTGGATATAGACTGTTTAAGTCCATACTGGCTATCCATTTATGCACACCTTTTTTTGGAAAAGCTACGTAGGCACCTGCAGCCGCTGTATTTTCATCATCCCGTCGGGGACGATTTGGAACACGCATGCCTCTTTCGTGTGCTTCGTTTATAATTGCCTGTTCTGTTACTGCAACTGCTCCCATAGTAGTTTGTAGTAATACTGTATTTGCGTGAGCAAGCTCATTACTTAAATCTATAAATTTTAGTTTTTTATCTAATTTATCTAATAGAGCAACGTCTTGTCTGTTATACTCGATAAAAGTTTTAAAATCATTATTGTATAGTTGATCTAGTGTTCCTTCATAAACAGTTTTACGCTCACCCACTTCCATTTCACCAATTGCATCAAGTCTGTAACTATGTCGTTCTTCGTATGTATACTTCCTATATAGTTCAAGACTGTCTAAATGCACACGGCCAACAAGATCAAATGTTTCTGCTTTTTTACCAAATTTTTCGTATTCTCGTCTTTTAGGAAGTTGTTTCCACAGGCAAAATCTTCTTGTATCGTCTTTGCTTAACACTCTGCTTACACGATTTACTGTATAAGGAATATCATAGCCTTCCGAATTCCAACCACTGATTACATCTGCATCTTCAATCAAATCAAGGAATGCTTCTAGCATTTTACCTTCGTTGGTAAACAATAATACTTGATCACCCCAAGATGATACTTCATGTTTTGCTTGTTCTAGTGTAAGAGTTTTTGGTGGGAGTGCAAGTGTTATTAATACATTTAGCCATTGTAGGCTAACAGTGATTGCAGTAATTTGCATAAAAGGATCTGCTGGATCAGCAAATCCTCTATTAGGATCAAAATCAGTTTCAATATCAAAAAATGCAATATTTAGTTTAGGAGCATCTTGATTATAATAATTTTCACTCAGACATTGAAAAAGAGGATTTATATCAGATTCAAATAAAGTTTTATCACGATTAATTGCTACCTCTTTTCTAAAATCTTTTGTGTTTTTACATACAATTTTAGAAAGTGGATCACCATAAATGCTTAAATGTTTTCCTTTAGGATCTTTGTAATAAAATGTATATTTTACGGGGTGTTCTACAAATTTCCGAACACCTTCATGGCGCTCAACAACTCTAATAATATCTTCGTTTCTATCAAAAATTGCATCAACGTAACTCATTGTACCTTTCTCGTTATTTTGTGGCTAACGTACCCTCTACATGCATATAGCGCAAAAATTTATTTATCAATACCAACCCATTGCACGACCAAACCCAAATACGTGCAAACACGCAAAGTAAATAGTCATTACAAGCGGCCATCCTACTCCTCTTCTAACAAATGCAATGATGCTAAATACTGCTCCTGTAAAACTAACAGGATATATTAAATGCATAGGAGGATGTTGTGCAGTAACAGATATCCATGTCATACTAGTAAAAACACAGATACTAGCTATTGTTTCAAAATAGAATGCAACACGATCGCTAGTGTAACTCCTAATCCAAAAATCTTTTATTTTTTGCCACATTAATGATCCTTACCAACTGTAGCGATTAGTGTTTCTAAATCTTCAAATTCATCTGCAACACGATGCCAGTCTGCTTTGTGAGCAATTTTGATTGCCTTGTTGATTAAACTTGGCTTAACATTTAGTTCTTCTGCAACAGCCTTTACAGTGTCTTTTAAACCCTCGTTTAAATCTTGTATTTCCTGTAAGACTGTGCATCCTTCATTAACTAATCTTTCCAATTTTGCTTTTTCGTCAATACCATAGACTCTATCGCTCATATTTCTCCTTTAAATACTTAATTATAATGGTTAAAATCTAATTTGTCAATATTATTATGATTTCCAGTAATACTCATCAGTGTCGCCTAGTCGGTATGAATAACCATTTTCAACTTGATAGAATTGTGTGCTTACTTTGAAATCGGGGTTTTTAGGTTGCTTTGGGGTTAAACTGTTGTCGTATACTCGCATCCTATTGTTCGGATAGGCTGCATACTGTCCGTTATCTAGTTCTAATATATTAAAACTTTTGTGTTCTTCGGGTATTTCACTTGTCGAATAATCTATTTCATCTGAACTTTCGTGATAATTATCTAAAGTGAATAGATACGTTCCGTGCATTACTTGATGACTACGGGTAAGTATTTCAAAATCCATACTGCCTATAAATTGTTTATATATAGCAGTTACACCATAATCCATTGCATTCCAAAACTGTAGGTCTTGTAGTGGTAAATCTGGATCTGGTTTGTTTGGTTCGCTTACAAATGCACTGATAGGAAGTTTGTCGTATAGTGCTGCATATTCGGGGAGATAAGTTTCGAAGTAGAAAGCCCTACCAGGCATGCTTTTTACAGTAACCCAGTGTCCTTCTACAAATTCTCCATGTCCGCCTTTAAAATCCATTAAGTATTCTTTGCGGACATAGACTTTTGTGTTAGGTAAGTTTGCTAATAAAGCACTCATTTAGGAACACAATTAGGAACTTCCTTACCATTCTGCTTTTTCGTTCCTACCATTTTGTAGTTTTTCCAACAAGGATCGCCGTCTGCTTCGTCTACTTTTTTATCGTTAACTTTTTTAGATTTTTCTTGTAGATTTTTCGTAAGATGTCTTGCAAGGTTGTTTTTATAAGTACTTTCAAAAGGTAGTTCTTCGCTAGGCTCGTTCTTTTTCTCAAAATTCATTTTATAATCTAGATTATGATAAACACTTCCTAAACCTTCTGCAGCTTTTGTAATCTTGGCCTGCACCCAACCTTCTAGACCTTCTTCTTCGCTTACACCTTTTAACATTTCGTGTAACTTAATTGCATACTTTGCGATTTTATACAGATCTGATCTAGCCATTTGTACTTCATGGTCTAGCTCTGCTGCATGGGCTAAGTCGCCTAAACCTTCTTTAAATTCTTCTTTTCTCATGAGTTCTCCAAATATATTTTGTATATTTATCTCTTTATAACGCCGCCCATTAGATTGATATTAGTATCAATAGCATTTTTAGCAGTACCGTCTGGATTTGTAGCTTGTGGTGCTTTTGGTAATCCGTTCTTGCCTTTTTTAATTTTCCTATATGCTGCAGGAACACTTGCTACTGTTGCTATATTACCTGCTGCGGTAGATCCTGCTGTTGCCGATTCTTTTATATTTTCTGTGATTGGGTTGTCATCTGGTCCTAACAAAGGTAAGTTGTGTTTTGCTGCTAAATCGGCAAGTTCTTCTATATCAACATATTCTGGTTCTACAACTCGTAATGCTTTGATATAACTCATAGGGATAGGTTTGTAAACCCGTTCTTCGCTCTCTGATCTTCTTTCTAGTTCATCCTCTCCGTCGCCCCATCTAGTAAAAACTGCATCAATAGGTCTAATTTTATGTGTGTTTGCAAGTTTTGTTTGATCAATTACAAATTGTACAGGACCAAATATATTCATATTTTTATCTCTAGTTAAGCTAATAGCAGGTTTATCATCAGCTCCAGTTTCAAGGTCTTCCTCATTTTCCATTGGTTCAATGAATCCTGAGTTGAGTATTTCTTCATACTCTTGAGTAGAATGATATAAATCAGACATTCTGCGTTCTAGTACGGTTGCCGATTCTAATATTTCTCGTATAATCATTTTTTTCTTCCTCTAAATTGCACAGGGCCAGTCATGTAAGGTTGACTAAACCAAAGTTTAAACCAATCTTGATCTCCTGGTTTTAGACCCATTTCCTTTTCTTTTTTCTTTAGCGAAGTTGCAGTTTTACTTGGATTTTCATTTATCTTGTATTCTGTATATCCTGTAAATTCTGTTATACCTGCTAGTTTTTTAAGCTCGTCTAAATTCATTTTTTTGGCTGATGCACTTCAGGATGTTGGTGAGTGCCACCAATTTCTTTATACTTGGCACCCATCTTGTCAAGCATGCGTTTCATATGAGACATTTCTGCCGGAGTGCTAAACGTCATTACTGTATCGGAGTCTTCTTGTCCGTATTCTCTTGGATCTTGTTGTGCAAGTGTAGGATAATGCTGTCCTAATTTATACCAATCTAAGTCACCAGGTGTATCTATTACTAATGTTAATTTAGGTTGTGGAATAATAGTATCATGGCCTACTTTATGTGCTTCATTTACACTTAAAAGTCCTTGTAATTTTTTAAACATGTCTTCTGCGTAAGGTTGTGCAGCTTGTGTTATACCGGCTTGGAATGCATCAAAATCATTATCCAATACAGTTTGTCTAAGCTTTGTTGCACTCATGCCTCGGGCTCCGGGGTCGTCTGGGTCTCTTTCTAATCTAACTAGATCAATATTATCAAAATTATAGTTGTGCATTGCAGCTTCTACACCGTTATATTTTTTAATAACAGTGCCCATCTTAGCTTCACCCTCTAGATATATTAAATTTGTATATCCCATTTTGTATAATCTGTCTGCAGCAACTAAAGCATTTTTTGCTAAGCCTACAGCAATATTATTAAAGCTTTTTTGTGCCCAATCTAATTTTTCTTCAGCTGACAAAGGATCGGAAGGAAGTTTGGCAGGTCTATCACTTAAAAAGAGGAACGCATCTCCGGGTTGTTTGACTATTTCTTGTACTAAAAGCTCATGACCATTTGTTGCAGGATTTAATCTACCAAATGCAAATGCAGCAGTTTTACCAGGTGATTCAAAAAGCTGTCTAAGTCTCATGTATATTCACCATTTGAAATTGCTTTTAATTCGTCCTCTCTAATTTTATTAATTAACCTTAGTTTGTCGTTTTCTTTAAATATATCATCTGGCATATTTGCTAATTTATATTTTTTACAGTAGTTATTCAATCCGTCTGTTACCATAGGTTTAATAATGTCATCAGGTTCGTAAATGCTACCTGCCCTTTGTAAATCTGCTATTTTGGCAATTGCCGGATAATAACTTTTTCTATAAAATTGAGGATCGTTCTTCATATAAACTAATGCGTCCTCTATCAAGTCAAAATCTATTTTGTTGTCTAATTTTATGCCAATTTCATCTAATCTCATATTACCACGCTCTACATGACCAGTATCTAGCTTTATGTCTAGGTCCTGGATTATCACAGTTGTGTCTTGCTCTAAAACTTTTTCTTCTTTCTGGATTATTTTTCTTGATAGTCATATCAGGATCACCAAAGTTGACCTTTACAACATTACCTTTTGGATTTTTAACATAAACTTTTGATTTTTTAACATCGCCTTGCATAGGCTTACCAAGAGGTACATCTCTGCCTTGGTACTCAGCTTCGGTATTAAATATCTCAGAAACTAACATATTGTTATTTATCTAAATCTTTGCGATAAACAAGCTCGTCAGTACGTCCTAGACTATTTCCTGCCATTAAAGTTACAAGTGTTAAGACAGATCTATCACGTACATACATCATACATCCCTCTAGTCCATAACCTTTTTCCATATATTCTAATGTGCTTGCAGATACTTTTACTTTATCACTGTTGTTCTTACACCATTTACCAAAACTAGGAATACCTTTGTTGCTGTTAAATTTAACTTTCCACTTGTATTCTGGAGGTTTATCAACAAGGATAATATGACCATTCGCTAACAATGCCTCAACATACTTAGGATCTGGTTGATGGAATTCTTGGGCACATTCGATTCTAGTAGCCATTTCTAATAACCATGCTTTATCATTTGCGTAAAACTTACCAGTATATGGCCAATCTATCCTAATCTTAAATTCTCTACTAGCTAATTTTTCAGTAAGACATTTATAAATTGTTTGTGCATCTCTAAAATGACGATATTTAATTTTGCCGTTGCTAATATCGTCACGTATATGATGCGGGATATCTGGGGTTAATTTATGCTTATCTTCAAAATAAAGGCGAAGTTGGTCAAGTATTCTCATTGCCCAAGAAGGCCCACTTGATTGGCAGTTACGGAAAATTACCAGTAAAGGGTTTTGGCATTTCAGCGCATAAAGATATTCATTATAAAATAATTTATTTGTCTCAATGTGCTGCAACATGCTCCTCCTCTACTGTAATATCAAATTCGTTATCTTTAATAACGATCTTACATTTTCCGCCATTTTTTAAATTACCAAACAACATTGCTTTACTAAGAGGCTTCTTAATTTCTCTATCAATAATTCGCTGCAATGGTCTGGCACCCATCTTGCTGTCATAACCTTTTTCTACAAGCATGTCAAGTGCTTCGTCATCAATTGATATTGTAATATTTTTATGCTGTACCTGTTGTCTAAGTGCATACAAAAATTTGCCTACAATTTTCATCATAGTTTCTTTACTTAACTTACCAAATGTGACAACACCGTCGAGCCTATTCCTAAATTCT